CCCCCCAGGTGGGTACCCTCCGGTCAAAATCGGCAAACGCAGGGGCCAAAGCGGACCTGGAAGGCCCTGAGCGTAAACCAGCGTTAAACCGGTAAACACCCCCCACCACCCACCCATGAAAGACGCCGCCCAATACGTCGCCCTCAACATCGGCCACCACCTGATCAAGTGGGCAATTTCCAGAATCAGGGCTGGAACGATGACCCCGGAGCAATTCGCCGCCCAGCATTCCCCGAATGCTAGGCCAGACGCCCCGGTGCTGCGGACCATCAGCCTCGGGATTCGCCAGATCATGCACGAAAAGCCTGAGAACCTGCCGGAGACCCTTCGATGACCCAGTCGGACTACGTCAAACATTCCGGCCTAACCAAGGGACGGGTCTCCCAGCTTGTGAAGGCCGGGATGCCGTTGACCTCCCCAGAGGACGCGGACCAGTGGCGTGGAATGTCTGCCCAGAAGCGGGCCGGGAACATCCCGAAATCTGGTTCGGGATCATCCCAAGATCCTGGACCGTATCGGCCCCCAGAGGCTCAGGCCCCGACAGACCCGAACGTGGTCTCCGCGGACACTCCGCAGGGAGCCTACGAACGGCAAAGGCAAATTGAGCGGGCAGCCTACGCGCTGACGGTCAGGGCTTTGAAGGCTGCCCAACCCGATGCCGGCCGCCTGGTGTCGATCCATGCCCAGGCAGCCAGGAACCTGACCCAGGCCCGGCAGGAGGTCATTGCCCTGTCAGAACGCGAGCGGACCCTCGTCTCGGGCGACTGGGTGCGAAAGGTGATGACTGACCACGACGGCGCGGTGTCGATGCTGCTGAAGTCGATGCCAAAACAACTCTCGGGCCGGATTGCGCCCCATGACCCTGAACACGCAGAAAAGGAGCTCGAACGCTGGGTTCAGGAGGTCGCCCTTGCCACCCTCTACCAAACCAACCCCTGGAAATGAAGAAAACGGAACACCAAATCGAAGAGATCCCCATCGGAGACCTGATCCCATACGCAAACAACAGTCGGACCCATTCACCTGACCAGGTCGCCCAAATTGCGGCCTCAATGGTCGAGTTCGGATGGACCAACCCTGTCCTGATCGACGCCCGAGGGACGATTGTCGCAGGTCATGGCCGGGTGATGGCTGCCCGCAAACTCGGGATCGAAATGATTCCCTGCATCCGCCTGGGTCACCTGACCCCTTCCCAGGTGCGAGCCTACGTCATTGCCGACAACAAGCTCGCCCTGAATGCCGGGTGGGACGAGAAAATGCTGGCGGCTGAATTGGCAACCTTGAAGGAAGACGGGTTCGAGATGGACCTGGTCGGCTTCTCGGATGACGAGATCACAGACCTGATCGGTTCGCTCGACGGGGAGGCCGATAACGCCTATTCGACCAAAATCAAGGGTCTGATCTACGAAATCACGGGGGACAAGCCCAAGCTGAACGAGATGGTCGATTCATCGAAGGCATCCGATTTGATTGAGGAAATCAATGCGGCCGATATTGACCCTGAAGCAAAGTCACTGTTGCTGGCGGCAGCCAATCGGCACGTTGTCTTCAATTACGGCAACATCGCCGAATACTACGCCCACGCCCCTCGGGAGGTTCAGCAACTGATGGAACGATCAGCCCTGGTGGTTGTCGACATGGATTCAGCCATCGAAAACGGTTACGTCGAGATGACCAAGACCATTGAGGACATTCAAAAACGCGCTCAAAATGGATAACGACCTTGGCACTTTTGCTGTCTTCATCCTGACCCATGGCAGAGCGAACAACGTCAAAACAATCAGGACACTCAAAAGCCACGGGTACACCGGGCGGGTCGTCCTGGTCGTTGATGACGAAGACAAACAGGGGGCCGACTACCGGAGGAACTTCCCCGGCATGGTGGAAATGTTCTCGAAGGCTGAGATCCGAAAACGCATCGACACTTTCGACAACATCCCGAACAACCTGACAATTCTCCACCCTCGAAATGCGTGTTTCGATATCGCTGAACGCCTTGGAATCAGGACTTTTGTCCAACTGGACGATGACTACATGTCGTTCATGTCCCGATATGCGGAGGACGGGAAGCTGAAGGGCCAAAAGGTCAAAGACCTGGACTCGATATTCGCTGCCGTTACAAGGTTCTTTTGGTCCACCAATGTGTCGTCAATCGCAATTGCCCAGGGTGGCGATTTCATCGGTGGTTTGAAGTCTGGGACCGTCTACAAATCGCCGATCTATCGAAAGGCGATGAATTCGTTTTTCTGTTCTCCAGAAAGGCGTTTCTCGTTTGTGTCCCGCATGAACGAGGACGTTTCAACATACACGACACTCGGCTCCCGCGGTCACCTTTTCATGACCACGTTCGCCGTGATGCTGACTCAGGCTCAAACGCAGTCTCAAAAGGGTGGCCTGACAGAAATGTATCTGCAGCATGGAACCTATGCGAAGTCGTTTTATACGGTGATGACGATGCCTTCATCGGTGAAGGTGGGTGCCATGAGTGGAACGGCGCACCCACGCATTCACCATTCGATCGACTGGGACACTACGGTGCCAAAAATCGTCCGTCAGATTCACCAGAAACAAGCCTGACACCATGCTGACAGATCTCGAACGCGACCTGCTGGAGTTTCGGCGCGGACTCTATCGTCCGACCCCGCGTCAGACCGTGGTTCAGTGGGCCGAGGCCAACCTCAAATTGACCTCCCGGCAGACGGAACACCCTGGACCATACTCGACCAGCGTCCGGCCATACGTTCGGGAGCCGTTGGAATGCTGGAAGGACTCAGGAGTCGTCGAGATGACGCTCTGCTGGGGCAGTCAGACCAGCAAAACGACGACTCTGATGGCTGGGCTCGGTTGGATGATCGACAACGAACCGTCGCCCGCCCTCTGGCTGATGCCGACCGAGAACCTGGCCAGGTCGTTCTCGAAATCCAGGTGGCTGCCGATGCTGGAGGACTGCCCGGCCCTGGTGGCACACTTTCCGACAGATCGGGACAAGCTGACAAACCTGGAACAGCACTTCGACCGCTCGACGTTGACCTTCGTGGGATCGAACAGCCCTGCCAACCTGGCGTCGCGCCCGGTTCGCGTCCTGGTCGCCGACGAGGTTGACAAGTTCGCCCAGGCATCTGAACGGGAAGCAGACGCCCTGGACCTGGCCGAGCAGCGACTCAAGGCATTCAGTTCGTCAAAGCTGTTCCTGACCTCGACCCCGACAACCACCGAGGGCCGAATCTGGCAACGGTTCCTACGTGGGGACCAGCGTCGGTTTTACATCCCATGCCCGCATTGCAAGGTGCCGATCCGACTGGAATGGAGACAGGTCAAATGGGACGAGGCCGCCAAGTTGGAGGATGGCAAATGGGACTTCGGCAAGGTTCGAGCCTCAGCCCGGTACGAATGCCAACTCTGCAAAGGGTCGATGACCGACGCTCAAAAGGTCGCCGGACTGCGCCACGGCCAATGGATCCCCGAGAACAAGGGAGCCCTCCCCGGGGTCCGATCCTACCACCTGTCCAGCCTCTACTCGCCCGACCGGAAATGCACCTGGGGCCACTTGGCCGTCCAGTTTCTCGAAGCCCAGGATTCGCTCCTGGGGCTCCAGGGCTTCATCAACGGAAACTTGGCCGAGCCCTGGGAGAACCAGGCCGCCCCGCGGCAACGTGAGGAATTGATCGTCGCCGGCACCGAGGGCCTGGCCGACAAGGCGATCAAGTTCTTGACGGTCGACTGTCAGGCTTCCAGCCCGCACTTCTGGTTCGTGGTTCGTGCCTGGAACGAGGACGGATCTTCCAGGGCCATTGATGCCGGGCCGTTGGACACCTGGCACGACGTGAGGGAAAAACAAGCCCAGCATGGGGTCCAGGACGTCCACGTCGTCATCGACTCAGGCTATGACGCACCGAGCGTTTATGCCGAATGCCTCCGGTGGGGTCGTTTCTTCCCAAGGTCCGCCCGGGTTCCGCTCTGGGTCGGTTGGATGCCGTCGAAAGGTATGCCGCGCAAGGGGTGGCGAAACAGCAAGACCGGGGTCGATGAACCGTTTTTCCTCCGAGGAATTGACCCCAGGGTGGGCGACAATGCCGGGAGACAGGGACGCCTCGAACTCAAGTTGCTGGAGTTCGGGACGGACGTGACCAAGGACATCCTTGAACGCCTCCGAAAGGGCAAGACAGGGACCAGGTGGGAGGTTGCCGACAATGTGGCCTCGCCCGAATACTGGCGGCACCTGGACTGCGAACAAAAGGTGGCCCGGCTGTCGTCCGCAACAGGTCGCACGACATGGACGTGGCTGCCCCGTTCATCAAAATGGCCGAATCACCTTGCCGACTGTGAAGTCATGCAGGTGGCCGCCGCGATCTTCCACAACCGGCTTCGCATCAACTCCGCCTCGAATGCAGACTGACCTACTGACGACCAAGGAACTCGCCGCCATGCTCAAGCGGGCTCCTTCCTACGTCTACGCGATGAAGGCCCGAGGGTTCCCAATGCCTGGTGGGCGGGCCAGGCTTGGCGAGGCTCTCATCTGGCTAACCAAACACCCGCAACCAAGGGCAGAACGCCGTCACGGGCGGAAATGAGCAACGACGGGCCAACCCAACCCTAGCGTCCGGCGGCTGATCGTGCGGACTTTGAATCGTGGCAGTTTCCTCTGCATTCGCCCGCGGCCTCCTGCGTCACGTCTATTCGACCGTGACCCACGGAGCCACGTTGCTGGACAAGCTCAACTCGCTCAACAACGAGGCTGTCCATGCCCTGGAGACTGGCAAGGTTCTCCAGCAGACCACCGGCAATGGGCGATCGGTTACCTTCCAGGTCAATGCCCAGGAGGGTGTCACCCCGACCGAGATGGCTGAGACCTATTCGAGGCTGCTGGACCTGTACGACGATGCCGTCTCCGCTGGGAACGTGACAGACGCCACCCGGTATGCGTACATGATGGCACGGCTGAAACCCATCCGTTCCTTCCGCAACGACTTCTCGAACCTGATCCGATGAACCTCCTTCGACGCCTCGCCGCCGCTACCCGGTTCGTCGTCGCCCCGAGCGCACGTTACGAGGGGGCTCGCCATTCCACGCAGCGTTCGACCCTGCACGGTTCGGTCCAGTCGGCCAGTTTCGACATCGACCCTTACAGCCGTTACGAGTTGGTTCGTCGGTCCCGATATTTCGAGCGCAACAACGCCTTCGTGAATCGGATCGCTGACCTGTTCGAACAGTACACTGTCGGGCAGGGTTTGGCGTTCTTCCCGTCTTCATCCGATGCCGCCTGGAACGCTTCCGCGCTGAGTTACTGGCGGGACTGGCAACGGTTTGCTGACCTGTCATCCAGGCTGTCATTCGGCAGCCTCCAGGGCATCGTTGCCCGTGCGTTGTTTGTCGATGGCGAGATCTTCATCGTTTTGACCCGAGGCGATAGCGGCAACCCGCGCATTCAGTTGGTGGAATCCCACCGGGTGAAAAGTCCGCCTGTCCAGGACAAGCGCACGGTCATCGACGGTGTCGAGGTCGATGAACGGGGCCGTCCCATCGCCTATTGGATCACGACCGAGGACGGTAAACGGCAGGACGTTTTCCAACGGGTCGATGCCGAGTTCGTTGTCCATGTCTTCGAGCCTGGACGCCCTGGTCAATATCGTGGATTGCCGGCGCTTTACCCGGTCATGAACGACCTCCACGACTTGGACGACCTCCAAATCTTCGAGATGCAAGCCGCCAAGGCAGCCTCGAAGGTGCAGAACGTCATCAAGACCAAGGAAGGCGAGGTAACCGATGACGACATCATCCGCGGGACTGTCACAGGTTCTGACGGGGTCGAGCGGGCCGATTACTACAAAGACGTTTTCGGTGGCGAGGTCGCGGTTCTCAAACACGGGGACGAGTTCAACCAATTCAAGGTCGAGCGTCCGTCTGCGGCGACCAGCGGTTACTGGGATTACCTGACCAGCAAGGTCTGTGCGGGCATCGGAGTGCCGAAGGAAATCGTCCTCCCGACTTCGATGCAGGGGACTTCGATGCGGTCTGTCCTGGACATTGCCAATGCGTTCTTCCGCTCCAGGTCTGCCGTCATTGCTGACCACCTTCGCCGGGTGTACGAATACGTCATCGAATCTGGAATCCGCACCGAGCCTTTCATGCGTCCGGCTCCGGCTGACTGGTATCGGTCGACCTTTCGCGCTCCGAGGTCGATCAATGTGGACGTGGGTCGCAATTCCGCCGCTGCGGTGGCTGAGTTCAAGACGGGGATGCGCACGCTTCAAAGCATCTACGCTGAGACGGGCGAAGACTGGCGCGAGCAATTGCGGCAAAAGGCGGCCGAAATTGCCTATGCACAACAGCTTGCCCAGGAGTTCAACGTTGATCGGGCCGAGATAATGACGCTCGACCCCAACGAGCTTTCGAGCAATAACGCCGCAGCAACAACCGCGTGAAAAACTGGTACGAGATCAAAGCACAGGCCAAGTCGGATCAACCGACTGAGGTCTTCATCTACGACGAGATCGGCGGCTGGGGTGTCACGGCTGCTCAGTTCGTTCGTGACATGAAGGCCCTCGGGGATCGCCCATTGAACATCCGCATCAACTCGCCCGGCGGGTCGGTGTTCGATGGTTTGGCGATTTACCACTACCTCTCTGCCCGTCCCAACGTGACGGTGACTGTTGACGGAATTGCAGCCTCAATCGCTTCAATCATTGCCATGGCTGGCACCAAGCGGGTGATGCCGGAATCGGCCTATTTGATGATTCACAACCCGTGGACCGGGGCCATCGGTGAAGCCAAAGATCTCCGCGAACAGGCAGACCTGCTCGACAAATTGGGCGAAACCCTTGCTGGCATCTACGCGAAGGTGACCAAAAAGGGCAAAGAGACCATTCGAGCCATGATGGACGCGGAAACATGGATCGACGGAGCAACCGCGCTTTCCGATGGGTTTGTGACTGACCTGACCGATGCTCAACCCATCAAAGCCCAGATTCGCGCAGACCGATTCACTCACACTCCTTCCGCACTTGTTCAGGGAGCGTCACCGGCTGAACTATCTGTTGAGGACTGCGTCGGTTGGACAGAAACCGGTGGAATGGCCTATGGTGAGATCATCGAAATCTCCCGAAGCGGAATCCTCGAAGTTCCCGATGCTGGCATCCGAGTGGAAGCATCCGCGGCCGATCCCGCTGCGTTGATTAAGCGGTACCAACAGATCCCTGGCACCGACGCTTTCATCGAAGGCGATATCCTCGCCGGGTTGAACTTTTCCCAACTGACCAAGGTGGAAGATCTCAAGGTCGTTGAGACCGAAGACAAAACCTCCGAGGTCGGTGACATCAAAGCCGTTTCCAAGACCGCGCCCCAGGCTGCCCGCCGCGCATTTGACAAGGGGGTCCGACAGGTCGAGGACGGCAAAGGTGGGGACGGACTGGAAGCTGCAACCGTCAAGGAAGCCCGCAGCCTGAAGGCTGGTGAAGCACCGACCGAGGCGAAGATCCGCAAAGCGTATCGTTGGTGGGCTCGCAATGAGCGGTTCCTTGACTCCGAGGTCGACAGTCCGGCTGACGTTGCTGCAAATCTGTGGGGCGGTGCTGCCGGACGTGACTGGTTCCGAGCCTTGTACCGACAGTTGGACCAGCAAAACACATCGACTGAAAGCTCACAGGATCACGAAACAAACACCCAAACCATGCAAAAACTGCTTCAGAGTCTGACCGCTGCTGGTCTGATTTCCTCCGCTGACCTGGCCGAAGACGCCATGGTCGCCGAGTTCGACGCCAACTTCGCTGCCATCAAAAAGGCCAAGGACGATGCCATGGCCGCCCTCGACGAGATCGCAAAGGCCAAGGTTGTAGCCACTGTGGATGCTGCCATCGCTGACGGCCGCATCGCTGCTGGTGTCAAAGACGCTTGGGTCGCCCAGATCCAGGCCGATGCCAAGGCCTTCGAATTGCTGGCCGCCATTCAAGCCCCGAAGCCCGGCGCCGACCCGGTTGGTTCACCGGCTGCTGGTGGTTGCAAATCTTCCGCCGATCTTCGCGCTGAGTTCGACCGGATCACTGATCCCAAACAGCGCACAGCTTTCTGGTCCGTCAACAAGGCCCAGTTGCTCAAACGGTAACATCACCCAAACCCAACAAACACCATGGCTAACACCCTCGACTCCGGCCTGAATGGGACGCTCATTTCCCAGGCGGGCCTTGATGCCTTCGTTGGAGCTTTCGCTCCCATGTCGGCGTTCACCACCGACTTCGACCCGGCTCCGGCCTCGAAGTCCGACACCATCCAGGTTCCCTACGTTCCGGCCGCCTCGGCTGCCGCGGACTTCTCCGGCACCTACACCCGCCAGGACTCGACGCTGAACAAGCGCACGATCACGCTGAACAAGCACAAGTTCGTGTCCTGGTATCTGTCGGACGTGGCCATCGCCAAATCCCCGGCCGTGACGCTTGAGCGTTTCGGTATGCAGAAAGGTTTCCAGTTGGCCAAGGCCGTGTTCCAGGACGTGCTGTCCGCGGTCACCCTGGCGAACTACGGTGCTGCCGCTCACACCGGCCTCGCCGCCAACTTCGACTACGCCGACATCGTTGACATCAAGGACGCGTGCGACACCGCCGATATGCCCGAGATGCCCCGGAGCCTGGTGCTGTCGTCAAGCTACTACAACGCCCTGTTGAAGGACTCCGTCATCAAGGACGCGGCCGCTCTTGGCGCGACTGCCAACCAGACCGGCAGCCTCCCGAACCTGTCCGGCTTCATGACCTACCGGTCGAGCCTGGTTCCGGCCAATGCTCAGAACCTGGTCGGCTTCGCCGCCTATCCGTCCGCCCTGGTGACCGCGATGCGTTACCTCCAGCCCTCTGGCCGCAGCCAGGACGGCATTTACCGCCCCGTGGCTGACGAGAACACCGGCATCACCCTCGGCTACCGCGAGTTCTACGACAACGACAAGGGCGAGGTTGTCGCCGTGCTGGAGTGCTTCTACGGCTACGCCCTTGGCGAGGCTTCTGCCCTCAAGCGCATCGTCTCCGCCTAATCGCCATGCGACTCGGAATCCTGATCGCAGACGGCAAGGTTGTTCTCGGCCCTGCTTTGGCCTCGAAGGTCGAAGCGGAGTTCAAAGCGACCGTGCAGGAAGGCGGTAACGGTGTGGGCGTCATCGAACTGTGGTCCGAAGACCGCGGCCGCGAGAAGCGTCACAAGTTCACCACCGAGTCGAAGCCTACTCCTGTGGCTGAAAAGCCCAGAAAGAAGTAAGCCAAACCAATGAACGCGGCCGACACGGCACTCGCTGATGGATTCACCACCTTGCTGGCAACGGCAGGGGACGCGGTGACCTTCCGTGGTGCGTCCGTGTCGGCCGTCGTCAATTGGATGCCGTTCGAGGAAAAAGCATTCCCGAACAGCCCAGACTTTGACCGGGAGGCCACCAGCCGCGTCGAGTTCGTCGATGGGGCGGTCTCCCCGGCTCCCCGCGTTGGTGAGATCATCACCCAGGGGACCAAATACCACAGAATCCAGTCCGTCAGATTCAATGGCCTGGCCTGGCTGCTCGACTGCGAGGTGACGACGTGACGTTGACCTTCCAGACCAACCTGGACGAGTTCAACGCTGCGTTGACTCAATACGCCCGCCTTTCATCTAAAGGGGCGTCTGAAGCCGTTGCCAAAAAAGGCGCGGACTTCGGATGGCGGCTGTCCCGAAAACTGCTCGCCCTAGCACCGAAAAAGGGCGTTGTCCGCAATGAACGCCTGGCTGCGATTGCTGCCGGTGGCGGTGTAAAGGTCCGCGATTCGATCAAGCAGCGCACCTTCGCCAAGTTCGGCGTTTCTCAGACCGTGGCGGGACGCAAGCTCCGCATGGGCAAACGCCTGGCAGCGTCCAAGGTCGTCGGTGGCAAACGTTTGAATCTCCAGGCCCTCCTGGTCCGTGCAGAACTCAATGCGCGTGAAAGCGGTCGTGGATTCTCTGCATTGTCGTCCAGGTACAAATCCCTTTCTCAGGAATTGGCAGCGGATCGCTTCGGCGAGCAACGCAAGCGCATCCTGGACCGCTACAACCGATTGGTCTCCCAGGTTGGATTCAAGCGCGACGGAGACTCCGCCAGCCTCACATTCCGGTGGGGTGGCAACAAGTCGTCCGGTGACCTGGCCGTGTCGCTGCAAAAGCCTCGCCAGCAAAACGCGATCGCTTCGGCCCTGAACGAAGCCCGGGCTGACATGATGGAATACATCATCCGCAAACAGAACGAGGCCGCCAGGGCGTTGGCAATCTGACACGATGCTTTCACTCTCATCCATGCAGTCGACGGTCGCTGTGGCAATCTCCGCGAATGCCTATTTCACGGCATCCCCGGCTGTGACCTGCATCGCTGACGATGGTCTCCAGGACTCCGCGATTGAAACCCAGTTGCGGTCGATTGGCTGCGTGGTCGTCGTGCCGCCGATCCTTCGGGCCATGCGCCGAGACCTCGGGGCCGGCAAGCTCCTGTTGGATGCCGAAATCGCTGTCCGGGTGCTGATCAACCCGCACGTCAACGCATCGGTTGGCGGAGCGAACAGGAACATTTATTCGGCTGTCGCAGCAGCCAGTCAGGCCGTTTTGTCGTGGGTTCCGGCGACCGCTGGAGATCGACGGTTCGAGACCGTTGACGACTTCATGCAGATCGCTGTAAACGACACCGGCCTCCTGGGTTACCATTTGCTTTTCACCAAACTCTCCACCCTCAACTGATCCCAACCAACCATGAACACCGCCCCAGTCATCCTCGGCAATCACGGGTTTTTCTTCCGCGATGGCGCGAGCTTCACCGTCCCCTCTGCTGGCACTGCTGGCCGCACCTCCAAGCCCGGAGCCGCTGACACTGGCTGGATCGACCTCGGTATCCTGTCCGAGGCGACCATGCAGCATGAACGCGAGGAGCGCGACATCTTCGCCCCGACCCCGGGCGTGATGCGCTTGTACGACGTCATCGAAACCAAGCGTCAGCTTTCGATCAACCTGACCGCTCAGGAACTCAGCCCGCTGGCGTTCGAATTGATCTTCGGGACGCTGGCCCTGACCAACGCTTCGACCCAGTACAACCCGCTCGAAGGCGCGACCAAAAAGGGATGGCTCAAGCTCCAGCAGTACAACCAGAGCGATGCCATCGTCAACACGGTGGACGTGTACGTTCAGATCAAGGTCTCCGGGGAAATTACCTTCGGCGATAATGTGGTGACTGCCCAGTTCGAGGCTCGCGTTCTCCACTCTACGCTGAACACCGGCACCCTCGCCTAATCGCAACACGCCATGCCAGCCGATCCTATTACGCCCGGCCTGGCCGCGGCGTGGTCCAACACAAGCCCGGCGGCTTACGGTGTGCCTTCCAGGTTCACCGCAGCCGTCCGGGCGCAGTCGAATCAAAGCATTGGCTCGACTCTCACCTCGACTTTTGATGGTGTCAGTCTGCAGGGAACGCTTGCCACTGTCTCGAATCGGGCTGTCCTGCTGACCGCCCAATCGACTCCGGCTCAAAACGGCATCTACGTCACCGGGGCTGGAGCGGTTTCGGTTGCCATCACCGATTCGTTTGGTGCTGGAACCAAAACAGTCACCACCCTGGTTGCTGGCCGCCTGTATTACTGGATACCGCAGAACGGCTACAACGTCACGAATGGAACCGAGACCCTGACAGTCGCTGGCTTCATTGCTGCGTCTGGGGCTGGTTCCTTGACGTTCCAAGGCCCTGCCGGTCAAAGCCAGTCAGACAGCCTTTACGAGGCCGGACTTGTCCGTCTGAGCCTATTCGATGCCCCAAATGAGTTCCCTGTCGAGTTGGTGGTCAACGTCACTGGTGGAACCTCTGCGAATACCTGGTGGCAACTGACCTCAACTGTGGTCACCGTTGGATCGTCTGCGATCACGTTTTCGCAGATCACGGTGTCGAGCCTGGACGTGGGTGCCGAGGACAATCCATTCGATAACACGCCGCCGGATACAAAGACTCCGAGCAACGCGACCGCGTTTGATAACACCCAGCCGGTCCCGGTGATGCCCTCGTTGTCTCAGTCGTTCGTCAATTCCACGCCGGATGGCAAGACCCCGAGCCTGTCCACGGCGTTCGACAACACTCCGGCAACCGCGCTGGTTCTCCAGGGCGAGACAAGCCCGGTGGCTGGTATTACCACGCCCGCAAGCCCGACGGCTGTCACCCACCTGGCGACGCTCACCGCTGGGACCAATTACCTTGTTCAGGTTGGAGCCCGACTCGCTCCCGTCACGATCACGCTGCCCGACCCTGGCAGTCTGGCCCAGCGAATCGAAATCGCGGACATCACCGGCCAGGCTGCGACCTACGCGGTCACGGTCAACGCCGGAACAAAAGACATCGAGACGGCAGGTCAAACGTCTTACATCATCAACCGCAACGACGCGGTCCTTGTGCTGAGTTACACCGGAACCAAGTGGAAAATCCTTTGATCCCATGATCACCAAAATTGCCGTGGCGACGACCGCCACCCTCGTCGATGCAGCCACCGAAAGGCAGTGGCTGATGATTCAAAACCAGTCGGACACCCCGATCTTCCTCTCGTTCGATGGCACCGCCGCGGTGACTACCGACGCCGGAGCCAGCCCGGGAATCCGCCTCGCACCGTGGGACACCATCATGTCCACGGACATTTCGGGCCGGTTCACCGGCAACAACTACGCGATCTACGCCATTCACGGCGGGACCGGAACCAAAAACCTTGTAATTCAGGAGGCCTAAAACATGAGCTGGAACATTCAAAAACCGGGCGACTACATCAACGGCCCGCTGACGGTGGTCGGTGCCGCTACGTTTAATAGCCAGGTCACTGTCAACTCAACTGTTCAAATCACCGGAGGCGTGTCAGGACAGGGTGCGCTGATCGGTCGGGATGGTTCAAGCGGTGGTGCTACATACGGAAGTAGCGTTGGCAGTACGAATATCAACTCTCCGGCTTCTGGATCAATTCGTTTCAATGTAAACAATGGAACGCTGGCTGGCTTGTTTGACGTCAATGGAAACCTTGGTGTAAGTGTTCCACTTACAGCGTTTCCGTACAAAATTAATGCTGGAGGAATCATTGCTGCTGTCGATCCATCTTTTGCTGGAGGTGGAGGTTCGCTGATCGGTGCGCTGCTCAACAACGATAACGTTTCCCCTGGCCTTGATCTTCGTCGCTGGACAGGAACGGCTGGCACTCACGGCGTGGCCTACCTCGGTGTTGAAGCCTCCGGCATGGTGCGTCTTTACAACCACCAACAGGCCTCCAACACCAAGGCGACCCAAAACACGCTTTCGATTGACGCAAACGGAAACCTTACTGCGAACATCGGAAACATTGGGTTCGGCACGGCCAACAAGGGAATCGACTTTTCGGTCAATTCAAACGCGGCCGGCGCGACCTCCGAGTTGCTCAACGATTACGAGGAGGGGACTTGGACTGGGACGATTGGTGGAACAACTGGAAATCCAACTACGCCAGTAACTTCAACCGGAAGATACACAAAGATTGGTCGTCAGGTTTCTATTGAAATCGGGTTTTATGGAGACACAACCGGAGCATCTAGTCGCATAACTGTCTCGGGACTTCCATTTACTTCAAATGTGAGCATCGCTCGACCGGGAGCGATTCTTATGGATACCATGGGAACTTTCACTGGATCGCCAATAGCATTTCTTGGATCATTTGTTACAACTATTGAGTTGTACTCTTCAAACAGTAATGGGCCGATTTCTAGCGTAACGCATAACGCCGGAGCTGGACGCGCACTTTACATGCAACTCACCTACACCGTCTAATCTTATGCTCACCGAACGCACCATATTCTCGCTTTGCGAGGTTCTTCCTAACACCACGTTGCAAGTTCGTCTGGAGAACCAGATCGTGGACGGCGATGTCGTCAAGGCATCGACTTACAATCGTTACTGTCTGACTCCCGGATCTGACCTCACAGGTCAGCCCGAGCAGGTTGTTGCGATTGCCAACGCTATCTGGACGCCCGAGGTGGTCGCTGCCTACGAGGCCCAGGTCGCAGCCAACCAAAACCCCATCGGAGCCTGACCCATGATCGAAACCAAGACACTCTGCGCCGTCACCGTGCGGCCTGATTGCAGCCTCCTGGTTCAGGAGACCATCGCGTATCTCAAGGACGGAGTGCAGGTCTCCGTGGAGCCGGTGGGAACCTACGACCTTGCCCCGGGTGATTCGCTCGAAGGCAATCCGGCCGATGCTGTCCGCATTGCCACCGCGTTGTGGACTCCCGAGGTCATTGCAGCCTACGCCGCGGCGCATCCGATCCCGGAGCCCGAGGTCATCGTCGTCGAGGAGCCTGTCGTCGATGCTTCGGTCTCGACAGAGTCAACCTCGGAGGTTGAAATCGTCACGGAGACTTCCTCCGAAAACTGACATGGAAAACGCCCCTGCACTCACCCCGAAACCCGCCACCGTCAAAATCTTCGTTCTGAAGTTCACCGAGGCCGAGGCCCAAAAGGCTTTGGACATCTTCGAGTGGACCGTCAGAAACGGCGGTTTGCCGCTCGCCAAGGAGGTTCTTCCTCTGGCCGAGAAGTTCATGCAAGCCGCTGTCAAAGCGAAGGAAGCCGAGGAGGCTGCAAAGGCTGCTGCAAAGACCGAGGAACCCGTCAAAAACTAAGCTGCGATGACGACGAACCACCACGAAATCCGAGACGGTTCTATCGGCATTGGGTCCGGGCTGATGTCTGCGATCATGGGGTGGCTCAAACCGTTGGGCGAGTTCGCCTCGTCTGTCGGTTCCATCGTGACGTGCATCATCGCTTGTGTGATGCTCTACCGACTGCTGCGAAAGAAAGACTGACCCCATGAACGTGAAAACCACTCTGGCCGGAATCGGCTCTATCATGGCCGCTGTTGGATTCGCCCTGAAGGCGATCTTCGATGGCGACCCGACAACCAACGTGGACATTGGCGCGACCATCGCCGCGGTGACTGCCGGCATCGGCCTCATCGCTGCCAAGGATGCCAAGCCCACCCAGGCCGCCAAACTGCCCGAGCCTACCGAACCCAAGGCGTGAATTGGGTCGAACAGATCATCACCGCCCTGGTAAAGTTCCTCTACGGCCTGACCAAGGAAAACCCGACCGCGCAAAATGCTGAAACTCCTCCAGAGGTTCGCCGCGGTTGGGACACTTGGCTTCGTGGCCGGTTGCGGGACAAGGGCGGTGATGATCGACCCCAGGGCTGACGTCGTCCGCCTTGGGCCGGGAGTGCGCGGGCCGGTCTACGTCTTCATTGACGGCCGGTGGACGCTGACCCGGAAAGTAACTCTGCCCGAAGGCTGGTTCGCCGGTCCCGGGCCTCAACAAGAAACCAAACCCTAAAGAAAACCCATGACTGACAGCATGGCCACACTGATGGGCGGCAAACAGATTGTCGCCTACCACCTCGACGGAACCCAGGAGATCGTGACCCTGCGGCAACTGCCCGTTCGAGCCCTGCCGCAATACCTCGCCACCATCGACGACGAGGCCGCCCGATTGGAACTCATTGCCGACAAACCGGCTGGGTGGGCGGACAAAATCAGACCCGACTCGCACGTCGAGCTTCTGGAGGCCGGGGAGGGCCTCAACTCCGATTCTTTTTCCGCGTGGCTCCGTCGCAGAGTGCAGCGACAGGAGCAACTGGTTCCGGGATCAAGCGGAGAGCTGGGCAAGCAGTTGCTGTCAGCCTCGCCGACTGGGTCGCAGAGTGCGCGGTGCGCTGTGGTCTGACGCTCGCCCAGGCCGTCGAACACAGTCCGGGCCAGTTGCGGCTTTTGGCGGCTGCGGCCTCGCGCATTGACGCGGGGGCGGGGCTGCTCAATCTGCACACAACTTACGCGGCAACGGCTGCGACGGTTGCAAAGGAAGGGCGGACCGTGTTGGAACGCCTCCAGAAGCAACTGACGAAACAAGCGAAAGGCGGCTGACATGGCAGACACGAATCTACGGATCAAAATCGGGATGCAGGGGTCCGCGGAAGTAAACGCGGGCCTCAAGGCCATCGGTGCTGCCGCGTCGAATCTGAAGGGGGCGCTGGCCGGCATCGCTGCGGCCGTCGGTGGCGTGATGGGGCTCAACGCTGCGATCCAGCAGTCCGTCCGATTCAACGCCCAGTTGGAGCAACAGGGGGTCGCATTCAAGACCTTGCTGGGAAACGCCGAGGCCGCAAGCCGGCGGATGGCCGAGTTGGCCAAGTTCGCCGCCCAGACCCCGTTCGAGCTTCCTGAGATCGTCCAGGCTTCGAAGGTTCTCCAGAGTCTGACCAACGGCGCGTTGGCATCCGGTGATGGTCTCCGCCTAGTCGGTGACGCCGCCGCCGCGACTGGTCGCCCGCTGGAGGAAGTCGCCATGTGGGTCGGTCGCTTGTACGCCGGACTCCAGTCTGGGACGCCTGTCGGTGAGGCCACGTTGCGACTCATCGAAATGGGCCTGATCTCAGGCACCACCGCCCGCAAGCTCAACGACCTGGCCGAGTCTGGTCAGGGAGCCGGTGAGGCCATGACGATCCTTCGGGACACGTTTGGCCGCCTGGGTGGCGCAATGGCTGACCAGTCGCAGACGTTCAGCGGGTTGCTTTCAACTCTCAAGGACACGTTCAACATGGCCCTGGCCGATATCGGCAAGCCGTTGTTTGACGCGCTGAAGATCGGGATCGCTGCCCTGATTCCTGTCATTGAAGACGTCGGCTCCAAAATCAGCGCATGGGTCACGTTGGCGATTCGCTCATGGCAGGATGGTCGGTTTTCCGAAATCATTGGTCTGACCATCGAAGCGGGTGTCGAAATCGGCACCGAGGCTTTCAAGGAACTGAGTTCCAAGGTCGTTGATTTTTTCACAGATCAACGGGTCGCGAACGCAATCGGCAATGCGACGATGACCCTGATCGCCGGAACAGCCAATGCGTTCATCGAACTCAACGCGTTCTTCCAAAGCTACTGGAACTCAGTCGGGGTTTACGCTGCCCAGGCCATCGGGTCCGCAATCCGTGCTTCAATCAACGCGGTGCTGGCATCGGTTTCCGTCGCCACGTTGGGGCGGGTCAACCTTCCTCTGGTTCAACAGACGGCGGTCAATTTCGATGACGCCTTGGCCGCAGGGTCTGCGATTGCGCGAGCGAATGCCGAGAAGCAAAAGGAACTTGTCGATGCGTTGCTGTCCAGTTACCGGGATTTCATCGCTGCCGAAGGTGAGTCAAACACCGAGAGCGAAAAACAGGTCAGTGCGAAGGCTCGTTTGCTGCAACTGCTGAAGGAAATCGAAGATTCGACCAAGCGCACCAAGGAGGCGGCAAAGGGTGCGGCTGGACCCGCTCCGGTCGAAGAAGCCAAGGCCGCCAACATGAAGGCGATCACGGCAGCGGTCGAATTGCAGATGACCGAGCGGATCGCTCAGATCAACGCGCAACGTGCAGCATCCGAGGGTTCCTGGCTGACGACTTCCGCTCAGAAGTTCCGCGAGCGCAAGCAACTGCTGGAGGCCGAATACAAGGTCATCGTTGACCAGATTCGAGCCTACGAACAGATGCGCGAACTGGCAGTGACAGCCGAAGAACGCCAACAAATCGAAGGACGCATTTCGGCACTCGGAGCCCAGGGTGTTGGCGTGATGACCCAGCGGCAATCCATGGGGCCTGACCCGCAATCGTTTGGTCAGAACTTCCAGGCCACGGTGGTCCAACTGCAAAACCAGTTCGGGACAGTCGCCCAGCAAATGGCGTCGACTTTTGCGGACGTGTTCAACTCCGCGATCTCGTCCATCTCGAACGGGATCACCGGCCTGATCCTGGGGACAATGTCCTGGGGCCAGGCCCTTGCGATGATCGGAACGACGATTCTCACCACCATTGTCCAGTCCATCGTCCAGATGGGTGTCCGGTGGGTGGCGACCCAGATCCTGATGGCGACAGTCGGCAAGTCGATCATGGCCGCGAGCCTTGCCGCGACCGTACCGATTGCTGCTGCTTCGAGTGCCGTCTGGGCCACGCCCGCGACGTTGGCGACGATTGCGTCCTACGGTGCAGCCGCGGCCGCCGCTCCTGGGTTCATCCTTGGCGCTCAGGGCATGGTTCTGGCTCAGTCGCTGGCCGCGTTCCGGGAAGGTGGTTATACGGGCGACGGCAACCCCAACGACGTGGCGGGTATCGTCCACCGCGGCGAGTTCGTTGTCCCGGCTGACGCTGTGGATCGCATCGGGTTGTCGACCCTCCAGGCAATGACCGCAGCGGGTTCCTCTGATCCTGGTGCGTTCACTTCCTCGGCTGCCCCTGGGCCGATCACTCTCAACATGGGCGTCTTCGACAACCCGGCCCGGCTCAACGATTGGGCGCGGTCCAACGAAGGGCGGACTGTCCTGGTGGACATCATGCGCCAACACGCTCATGAGTTCTCCCGCGCATGATCTCGACAACCTTCGCCGGTCAATCGGTCTTCCTGCTCAACGACGCTCCTGACTGGTGCTCGCCAATCGGGGCGACCTTCGACCTGGTCAGTCAGTTCGAGGAAGGGCTGACGGGCCGCGAATCTCGACGCCCCCACGCTGCGACTCTCCGGGCCAAGGTGCGTTTTCGTCTGACGATCCAAGGGACAGACGCTTTCACGCTCAAGAACGCGCTACGGGCCTACCAGGCGCAGCCAATCATCGTTCCTTTTTGGCCTTTGGCAGAGACATGGTCAAATCGGGCAAATATTGCGGCGACAGGTCTCCGAATCGCTTACAAAGCGGACTGGTCAACGTGGGAGCTTTACACGTCGGTCGAACCTGGCTGGGTGTTGGCTGACGACATGGTTGCTCCAGCGTTCTGGGGTCGCCTGGAGGATCGGGAAATGGTTTGGCTGAATGCCACCGTCGCCCAGTTCGATGTCGACTTCACCGAGACCGGCCCAACGACTTACGCTCTGATTCCGGGAAGTCAGACGTTCCAGGGTGGTCCGAACCTGGCCGGTTATGCGAGCAACCCTCGGTTGTGGCCGACAGCGTTGGATTGGCGGGACGTCCCCGAGTCGTTCTCGGTGCGAATCATCCGGGAGCAACTGGGCTTTGGTCGCACTCCGTTCGAGACGGTCTATCCGCAGACCAGCGTCCGGGAATCTCAGTTCCGCACGATCACCCAGTCATCGGCCGAATGCTGGAAGCTGTTGAGGTTCTTCGCTGACCACGGGGCCGGCAAAGCGTTCTGGACTCCAACCTGGCACTCGGCTGCTGTCATGTCGGCAGACCTCGCGGCCGGGGCGACTGCGCTGTCGGTCAATTCCGCTGTCGGAATCCTGCCGGGTGATTACCTGGCATTTGTTCAGGGGACTGGCATTCAGACCTACGCTCGGACTTCGACGATTGTCGGGACCACGGTCAACCTGTCGAGTGCGCCCGGAGCCTTCACGGCCTCGGACACCGTTGTTGCGACGATGGTCCTGGCCAGGTTCGAGAAGCCAAGGATCGGGCTGGAATTCATCATGGGGTCCGTCGCCCAGGGGGCGGTCTCAATCGTTGAGCTTCCGCCGGAATACTCACCGGCAGCCGACGAGACGTTGGGGACGACCATCGGCCTCCTGACGGCTCGGGGTTACATTTACGAGCTTGCCCAGACGATTTCCGGCACGACAACGACCACCAGGCTGACCAGTTACGAGTCCGACCTAACCGTTGGGGCGAACACCTACACGGCCCGACGTGTCGATCATGGAACGGTCAAGCAGTCGTTGTTCCTGGACCGGGACGAGATCGAATTGAGGTCCGAGGTCGTTCCTGGAGATCCACTCGCCAAGCTGGCAACAGTCCAGGCCGAGGCCCCGGTCCGGTTGACGATCAAATCGGTCGACGTGTCTGGATCGACTGGGTCATCCGAAACGGTGCTGTTCACCGGGGACATCATTGGCCTGGCTGTCAGAGGGTCCAGGCTCACCGCAAAGGCCGTGTCCGCTGGGACGGTGTTCGACCGCATTTATCCGAGGTTCAGGATGCAGGTGGGTTGCAACCATGCGTTGTTCTCGCCTGGCTGCGGTCTGATCAAAGCCAACTGGGAGTTCACTGCCAACGTCCTCAACCCTGGCACAATCGGCTATCCATTCACCTTCGACCTGTTCAACTTGGCCAGGACAACCGGCGCGATGCCTACGATATCGTCCGGGTGGTTTTCTGGAGGTTGGGCCGAATTTGGAAGCGGTGCGAGTCTGACACGCCGGGCAATCATCGGGAACACGGTGCCGGCCTCCGGCATCTTCACCATCACATTGGCCCGAGATCCTTCACCGTTTCCGTCGGTGTTCACGGCTGTCAAACTGTACCCTGGATGCGATGGGGCGAAGGTGACGTGCGTGGACAAGTTCGCCAACTTCGTCAACTTCGGTGGGCATCCGTTCATGCCGGCAACAAATCCGTCGCTGGTGAAGGTCTCGCAGAACATCGGAGGCGGCAAAAAATGACGACAACCTGGTTCACTGAGGAGCGTATCGACGCACTCGAAGCGGAGGCTGCAACCTGGGTGGGGACGCCTTTCGCTGCCAACTCATCCGCCAAGGGCCTGGGCGTTTCCTGCCACACGCTGGCCGGTGCGCTTTACGCCGCCGCGGGGTGGGGCGAGGTTGTCATCCCGGAGGTTCCGATTTCGCATGGGCGGTTTGGTGAAGACTCGCTCGCCAACCCGTTCTTCGAGGCGATGGCCGAGAGGTTCACGCAATTGCCCCATGACTCGGAGATCCTGCCCGGTGATGTGCTGGGCTTCAGGATCGGTCGCATCGTTCACCACCTTGGCATCGCGCTCCGCAATGGTCGGTTCATCCACGCGCTCGACGGAATCGGGACGACGGTGTCGACTGTGGAGGACGCAACCTATCGGTCGAGACTGACGACCATCTGGAGGCCGAACCCGTGAAAGGCGAAACCCGCAACCAACCTGATCATCAGATCAACGACGGCAACACTGAGCCGGAGGACTTCTCGACCAACCAGGAGGCCGCTTCGATTCCGTGGTTCTGTGGTGAGCGCAAACTCGCGCTCCGGTGGATCTCGCCGATTTACAACCAGTTCACGAAGGAAGCCCCGGTCGAGCGTCCGGGCAAGAAATAGGAACCGACGACCATGGCAAAAAAGGGAGGGGACGCAGGGTCCAAGCTTTACGACTATTACGGCACCATCGCGGGCATCGTTTGCGCGGGACCGGTCGACGAACTGGTCGCCATCCTGGTGGACGGCCGCATCGTTTGGCCGACTGCCACGTTCTGGAATGCCGGGCAGACTGTGGCGATCGGTGACCTCCGGCAATGGCTTGGGGTCGTCTGGAAAGCCACCCAGGCGCACACCACCAGCAACGCGAACAAACCTCCGACAGCAACCCATTGGGTCCGCTACTCGTTGGTGCGAACCGTTGGACCTTCAGCGACGAACCCGTACCCGTTGACGGTCGATGGGTATGGGTCAGCGTATTTTTACTGGGGAACCGATGACCAGGTTCTCGATACGGTGGGCGAGGCCCGGCTGTCAGCGAATGGGCATCCGGCCTACAGGAGGCAAGCCGTCCTCGTTCTCAAAGACTTCCTTTTCGGACGAGAGCGAACCTCCGCGCCCAACGTCGAGGTCGTTGTCCGACGCAAGCCGAACCAGACCATGGTGACGGGAGATCCTGCCACGTTGATCGACGGACAGGCCAACCCGGTGGCCGCAATGGCTGACATTTACACCGACCCCGTTTTTGGGGCTGCACTGACGCCTGACACGCCTGGAGGCCCGGACTCCACGACCTGGCAATCCGCGGCCACCGCGATCCAGGGAACGATTGACGAAACCGGAATCTCGCCTGTGCTGACTCAGGCAAGGAGTCTCCGCCAGATCACGGCCGACATTCTGGCCTACTGTGACGGCTGGGTGCGGTTCTCGTCTGTCGGTGAAATTGAGTCCGGGCGGTTCCCACACAATGCCGCTCCGCCCACGTTCACTGATGCCACGACCATCGACTTTCACGATCTCATCGACGAGGTGAGTTACACCGCCGATGGCTGGTCGACGACCTACAACCAGACCCAGGTCAAGTTCAATGACCGGGAACGCAGCTACCGCGACGGTTCTGTGGCTGTTGTCTCCGGTTACAACCTGGCGGTGACTGGTGAACCCAGGACGGCAAAGGTCGATCGCCCCTGGATCACTCGACGGACCCAGGCAGCCGAACACGCGGCCGAATACCAAAAGATCGTCGGCGAGCCGAAACTGTCAGGGTCGCTGGTGGTTCGCGCTGAAAAGGCGTCGAGCATCCGTCCGGGTGACCTGTTCCTGCTAACCCACGACGCGCTGTCGGTCTCCATCGTCTGCCGATGCATTGGCAAGGAATTGGCCCAGCCTCCCGCAGGTCGCGCCACACTTCGATTCGAGTCTGACAGGGCCTCGGCTCCTGTGCCGTTTGCCCAGACGGGCGCAGCGGACGAGGGCAGTGCCTATCCGGCAAACGAGACGCTGTCGCTGCAACAGTTCTTTCAGCCGCCTCCGGCAATGTTCGATTCGGACACCGACGCCGCGGTCGTCCCGTTGGTGGCAAGGACTTCGCCAGTCACGACCGGGGCCAATGTGTGGCTCAAAAAGGAGGACGCATCCGGGTTCTACCGACTCGGGCCAATCGACCAGTTTGCAATTCATGGAACGGTTCAGTCCTCCTGGGCGTACTACAGCCGCGCCACGTCGACCAGAAGCCGCTCGACCAATGTGGCAACGGTAACGACCTCGGCAGCCCACAATCTGACGACCGGGGACGTGGTGACCATCTACGGGTTTGCCGATGCAACCTTCGACGGGACGGTGACCGTCACGGTGGTCAATTCGACGACGTTTACCTACCCGAACACCGGATCGTTTGTTTCGACGACCACGGACACGGGTGGAACGGTCACGACTGGCAACGAGGACAACACCGAAAACCTCCGGGTCGCTTTGGACGTTGGAACGGTGTCAGCCGACCTGTCGAAAATGCTTTCGACCCAGACCGAGGACGCGATCAACGACAACGCGGTGTACGTCGTGATCTTCAAGAACTCCGACCGCAAGGTGTTCGAGGTCTGCACTCTGAGAGCGATGCGAATCATCTCCGGGGAATCGTTCTATCGGCTGAAGGTTCGACGGGCCAGGTATGGCACCGCGGTCAGGACAGCGGACGTCGCTGACAAGGTCTGGATCGGTTACCGTTCTGACCTGGTCTCCATGACCCATGAATCGTTCGTCTCGTACCTGGAGAACCTTTCGACAGCTACGTTCAGGCTTCAATCTGCCAATGCCGAGTCGGTTGCTGACCTGTCGAACACGACGCTCTGCCCGAACATTTCCTACACGTTCGCCGATCCCTACGCACCGACGACCACGTTTACATCGGTCCAAAAACTAACCAGCGTCACGGCAAACACCTGGACGGAAATTACGGACTTCACCGGACACTTCGAAGTCACTGATCGTTTCCGCGTTGACGCCACCATCACCGACCTATCCGCTGACCTCACCGGGGCTCGACTGTACGCAAAAAACGGGTCTTCAGAACTGACTTTGTGGTCTGCTGACTACACCGATTCGAGCATCCAGAAAGTCACCTGTGAGTTCACTTTGCCAACCAAAGGCGCTTGGTTGGTCTTCATGGCCGGCCTCGACAGGTCTGGACGAATCCGAATCAAACAACTCACCGCAGGGGGCGGGACAACCGCGGTGACGATCAACATCAAACAGAACAACACCGAGACATCCGCGCCGAGCTTCAGCCCTCCAGGCATCGGTTTCCGGGCTGGTCAGTTCCCGATTTCAGTCACGCTCACGACGACGACCGCAGGGGCTCAAATCAAGTATTCCATCGTGAACCTTGGGCAACCTGTCGGGGCGTTCACCAACGTGGCCGCGACCACTACGACCGTCGCTGTGGGTCGGAACAAGCGGCTCTACGCCAAGGCAGATGTTGGTGGGTCAAACGAGTCGATCCTGATTTACCACGAATACTACGTCGAGGTGGACGAATACTATCCGCCACGGGGTTCGATGCCGTAAAATCAGGCCTTGCATTGAACCCATCGTTGGGTTATTTCCTGACCCGACGATGCGATGCCCTGTCTGCAATTCAACCTTCGCCGCAAGCCCTGGCGACCTCGCCAGAGAGATGGGGCGCAGCACGTCGAAGAAAAAGGCCGCAGCCGCCCGCCGCAATGGCAAAAAGGGTGGCCGGCCGAGGAAGGAAAAATGAACGAGAACAATGAAACGCAACAGGTCGAGATCGTGCAGAACGACGCACTCGGAGCCATCGAACGCGCCCAGGTAGACGTTCAGATATCAACCGCCCGAAAATATCCGCGCACGTTGTCAGCGGTGAAGCAGCGAATGCTGTCTTTTGCCACCCTCGACGAGGAAACCGCTGCTTCGTGTTTCTACACGCTCCCGGCTCGCAGGGGTGGGGACGACAAGCCAATTCAGGGTCCGTCGGTTCGCATGGCCGAGATTGCCCTGGCAAGCTACCAGCACGTCAAAGCCGGGTCCCGGATCATCGCGGACGATGGGAAGTTCATCGTCGCCCAGGCCGTGGTGCATGACCTGGAGAACAATGTCGCGGTTTCCATTGAGGTCCGACGCCGGGTTACAAACAAACGGGGCGAGCGGTTCAGCGACGACATGATCGCAGTCACAGGCAACGCCGCTTGTTCGATTGCCCTGCGCAATGCCGTGTTCCGGGTGGTGCCGAGAGCGTTGATCAACCCCGTGTTCGATGCTGCCAAGCGGGTGGCGGTTGGTGACGTTAAGAGCCTAACGACCAAGCGGTCCCAGGTGCTGGGCCGACTGAAGCAAATGGGGGCAAAGGATGCTGCCATCCTGGCTGCGGTCGGTGCCGAAAAGGTCGAGGACATTGACCTGGACAAGCTGGAGATCCTGATCGGTCTCGGCACCAGCATCAAAGACGGCGAGGTCAGCCTCGAAGAAGCGTTCCCTGGTGCGCAGAAAAACGAGGGCCGCCCGGTCTTCACTGATGCCCCCAAGGCAACCGCCCCGTCGCAGGAACAGCCCGCCACGCCCGCGCCGGTTGTTTCCGAGGTGAAGCCTGAGGTCAAAGCAGAGGAGCCCGCAGGAACACCGCAGGAACGCCTGGCCGCTGTCGTGACCGGTGCCGGGTTCACCCTGCAACAGTTCAGCGAGTGGGCCATTGCCATCGGGTTCCATTCTGCTCCGATCAATGACTGGTCCGAGGTCTCCGATCAAATTGCCAACCGCATCCTCCGCAGTCCGAAAGGCTTGGTCACCCAACTGAAGGGGGGCGCTAAGTGAGCGACCGCATTGCAGAATTGGCCGCGCTGATCGCCGGCCGCATCCCTGGACTCATCGAGGAGGCCAGGGACCAGATCAACGAGTCGATCAACGCCACGATGGAAGACGCCCAGGAACGCGAGAACGGCAAAGCGATCCTGTCCCTGGCAATCACCGCCAAATGGGATCTCGACGGCAACTCCGTGGTGATTTCGATGCCGGTGTCTGTTCGCCGCAAGTTCGAGTCGGTCGGCAAGCTCGAAGATCCGAACCAGGAAAACCTCCCGTTCGTTACGACTCAGGAAGACGTGGACCGTGATCGTGCCGAGGCTTCTGTCGAAAAGGCCCTCAACAAGTTCCAACAGACCATCAAGCAACACGGTGCGACCGTGACCATTGAGAAAGGGACAAGCCTGTGAGCGACGAACGTCAAGGGCTTCCGTCTGCGTCATCTGCTGCGCGATACGCCGTTTGCCCCGGGTCGTTCCTCCTGGAGCAACAGGTCACCGAGCCGGAGGTCTCATCCTCCGACGCTACCACGGGCAACCGGATCCACGCCGTCCTGGCCGGCGAGAACCTTCACAAATACCCGCAAGACCTCATCGTTCTAACCTCCGAGGAATCGGAGATCGTGGATCGGTGCAGCCAACAGGAAACCATTCTGATCCGGTCCCTGTTCAACACGAAACCGGAACGGACCATCCGCGAACGAAGGTTCTGGTCCTACGATGCGGACTGGAATCGCCTCTGGTCTGGGAAACCGGACGTGGTCCACAACGTCGGGAATCGCGCCCTGATCGCCGACTACAAGACCGGACGCGGGTCCGTCGAACACGCCACCGGAAACCTCCAGCTTCGCGCCCTGGCCGTCCTGATCGACGAATACTGGGAAGGCACGGAGGAAATCACGGTCGCAATCATCCAGCCGTTGGCCGGTGAGCCTTCGACCTGCACCTACAACCGCGAGGACCTCGACCAGGCTCGCGTCCAGATCAACGACCTGATGTCCCGGGTGAAACGCCCAGGACAGCCGCGGGTCCCATCGACCGAGGCTTGCAAATACTGCAAGGCGAAACCGATCTGCCCGGAGGCCCAAGCCGTCGTCGAGACGCTGCCGGCCACCGTGCAGAAAGAGTCCGGCGAGATCGTCATGAGCCCGGAACAGGTGGCCCGCTTCCTGGAGGTCGCGCCACTCGCCGAGGCCGTGATCGAATCCGTCCGCGGGAAGGCCCGCCGGATCCTGGAGGCCGGTGGAACGATCCCAGGGTGGAAGCTCAAGCCCGGGTCGATCCGCGAGTCCATCACCAAGCCTGAAATCGTCTTCGGGCGATTCGTCCAAGCCGGAGGCACCCAGGAGCAATTCGTCCAGGCCATCTCCGTGACCAAGACGAAGCTCAAGGACGCGGTGAAGTCGGCGACCGGAACAAAGGGTCGAGAACTCGACACCAAGCTCGAAGGCATCCTCGAAGGCTGCACCGAGGCCAAACAGACCGCGCCGTCGCTGGTCCAGGAAAAGGAGGTCGCGTGAATCCGATCATGGAAGACGCCGACCATCACCCGATGCACCTGGTCGCAGAGTTCATGCAACGCTTCGGGCAACACGTCCCGAATCGTCCCATCATGCCGCCACCCGAGGTCCAGAACCTACGGTTCCGGCTGATCGACGAGGAGGCCCAGGAACTTGCCGAGGCGACCAACCTGGTCGAGTACCTCGACGCCGTCGGGGACCTGCTCTACGTCGTCTTCGGGGCCGCCCTGGCCGCCGGGTTCACCGCCCAGCAAGTCGAGGCCGCGGTCTGGGAGATCCACCGCTCGAATATGTCCAAGCTCTGGAGCGAGGACGAAATCGGGAACGTGCCCGGCGACTCCAAAGCTAGGCCCGCCGGGGAGGGTCGCTTCATCGTCCGACGCAACGATGGGAAGGTCATCAAGTCGCCGTCCTACTCACCGGCAAACCTCAAGCCCATCATCGAATGAGGAGCCTCAGAGGAACCGGGTTCGCTCGCATTCTGAATGCGGCAGAAATGCACACGGCAGAGTCTGGAAATCCGGTCATGCTGCTGACTGTCGAGTTCGAGCAACGGACTCTTGCAAAGGGGACGGCCTATGCCCAGCGGGTCCAGTTCCGTTCATTCGCTGCCGAGGATCATGCCCTGGTCGATTCGCTTCGGGCTGGCGTTCTGATCGCCTTCGATGGTGATGCAGACGCTATTGCCGAGAAAAGCCCGACGGGCTGGTGGTATGCGAACCCGCGGGTCACGGGTCGAATCCTGACCGTTATCGACCCAGAAAGTGGGCTGCGTCATGGCTGAGATCCTTCAGTTCGTGGTCGTCGGCCAACCCAAGGCTCAGCCTCGGGTCAAGGCGTTCCGCAGGGGCAACCGCGCGGGCGTCTACGACCCGGGGACGGCCGACGGATGGAAGCTCGCCGTTGGTGCGGCTGCCAAGGCCAACTGGAACCGGGTTCAGTTCCTGGGACCGCTTCGCCTGGTTCTCGGGTTCTTCATGCCACGACCCAAGGCACACTTCAACCGGCACGGAGACGTGAAACCAAACGCTCCAAAGTGGCACGAGTCCAAACCGGACCTCGACAACATGGCGAAGGCAGTCATGGACGCGCTCACCCAACTCCAGGTCTGGCGCGACGACTCCCAGGTCGTCCAACTGGAGATCGGCAAGTGCTACGGAGCCCGAGCGGGCTGCATTGTAATCCTCGGGCCGGCATCATCGCAGGACCCCGTGATGAACCTCGACCTGAAACGGTTCCACGACTGACCAATACGGGGGCCGAGCATCCAAAAAACGCGGACAGATTTCCATGGAACAAACCACTGAACTGAACTTCGGGCAGGCTCTCGAAGCGTTGAAACTCGGGCGACGTGTGTCCCGTGCTGGATGGAACGGAAAAGGCATGTACCTCTGGGTGCTTCCTGGTGCAAAGGTGCCTGTTGAATGGTGCAAGGAGCCACACCTCAAACAGTTGGCCGAGGATGCTGGAGGTGCTCTCGATTGCCTTCCGTCTATCCGGATGAAAACCGCAGACGGAAAGGTTTTGACAGGCTGGCTCGCGTCCCAAAGCGATATCTTCGCGGAGGACTGGCAGATCCTGAACTGATTCGGAAATGGGGGCCGCGCATCCGATCCACGCGGGCAAAATCTTTTTGCGAAAGTTGTTGCACTGCAACGGGTTCCGTCGTTAAATCAAGGGCGTTGAGGCTAAGGAGGCCACGACAGAATCAAAAGACCGAACGAATGAACACCACCAAGAAAATCACCCTCGCCACCGTCAAGTCCTTCATCAAGAAGGCCGGAGACAACCTCCACATTCTCCGCTGTTCCGCATTCGACGGAATGGAAGACGGAGTGCGGTCCACCGGCAACACGGAGTTCGTCAAGGCAACCCGCGGCACGATCAACAAGGACACCCTCGGGGTAGCCGGTGCGTGGTTCGTCGGTGGCAGCCGAAACTCGTTCACCGCCTACAACGACGGACAATTCCATGGCATCAAGGTTTGGAACTGCTGCGGGACGTTCACGCTGGCCGTCCCTGTCGCCTGATTTGCGGTTTGGGTGACCGTCATCACTCAACGTCGGTCGGTACGGCAAACACGACCCAGGGGCGCGACTGGCCAACGCGCTAATCTCAACACTGACCGAATGCTTCCATGATCACCGTCCAACTTCCTACCGAACCCAGCTACTGGGGCAGCACCGCAACCGAGTCCGATGTGACTCGCGCACTCGAAAACCTCGAAAACATGGTGCACCGAGAGTTCGCCGATGCACCGTTCGAGATCCGATTTGAACGCCTGGCTGAGCCTGTTGGCCGTGGCGTTGATGGTGACGACCTGGATGCCGTCGAAGCCGTGTTCGATTTCATTTCCGCATACTGGACCCACGCCCTCTGATGCCATGAACCTGACGAACCTAATCACAGCACTGATCGCCGTTGAATCTGGCGGACGTGACAGCGCAATCGGTGACCAAGGACGAGCCCTGGGCCCGCTCCAAATTCACCGGGCCGTGGTGGTGGACGTGAACCGATTCACCGGGTCGAATTACCGATGGGAGTCGATGACCAACCGCGCCCAGGCAAGGGCCGTCTGTGAAGCCTACCTTCGGCACTACGGACGTGGGGCGACGACCGAGCAACTCGCTAGGCGATGGAATGGCGGTCCCACTGGAGACCGGAAACCAGCGACACTTCCGTACTGGAGAAAGATCGAAAAGGAACTCTCACGATGAACAAAAAGCCGTTGCTCAGGCTCCAGGGAATTGACGCTGCCCCGATGTCGAAGGAGACCGTGGGCGAGGCCTACCGTGCAGCCAAACGGCATCGGCTCGTCAACAATCTCAGCCCCTGGAAACGCAAACCGAAAACCAAATGACTGACCAAGAACGCATCCAACAATTGATCGCAGAACGCGACACCGCACGACGACAGGCAGACCAAAAATGGAAGCTCCGCGAGGATCTCCAGGCCGAACTCGGTACGGCAGACCCGGAACAAGCGATCCGCGAAATCCGCAAGCTGAAGGCAAAGGTCAAGCAACTGGAGGCCAAGCAATGAAAGAGAAGCCAAATGATGGAGGGCCGGCGTTTCCTCATGCGGTCCAGTACATTCACAACGGAGTCAACTTTCCGTTCCATGGCATGAGCCTCCGCGCCCACTTCGCTGGCCAGGCTCTCATGGGTTGGGCGGCCGGTCGAAACCACTCAATGTGCGACTCAGATCCGGACAAGGTCGCTACGACCTGCGTGGCCTACGCAGACGCGCTGATTCGAAAGCTGGAGGCCAAGCCGTGAAGCCAGCACCCACCGCCACGATCATCTCCGCGCTCCGCATCATCGGGACTCAGATCCAGTCCGACGATGGGGCTGTTCAGGCTGCCCTATTCGAGGCCGCAGAACGAATGCAAGCCCTGGTCGATCTCACCGCTCGCCAGGAGCAGACGAACCGGGCATTGAAGGCCCACCTTCGCAGGATCACCGACAGGGCCTCGGTTCTCGACGACCAGGTGTCCAACCTGATACGGCACTGCAAAAAGCACGGTGTCCCGGTTTCATCGGTGGACATCATTGAAGGGCCAAAATCGTGAGCGCGACGCTGACCTCAGAACAGATCGCCCGACTCCTAGGGCCGCAGCCGACTCATGCGTTGGTCCCGACGAAGAAATTGACGAACGGTGTTCTCTTTCACAAGCCGTTGCCCGACGAGGCTGTCCGGGATATCCGCGCAAGGTGGGGTCGTGGGGAGCCAATCAAACAGATCGCAAACGATCACGGAATCACCCGGGCCGCTGTTTCGCTGATCGGCTCAGGACAACGCCGGAGGGATGTGATTTGAGTCCATGCTCGCCCGCTGATGCCCGCAGACTTGAAACCAAGGCACGTTTCTGGTCCACGGGTCATCATCGTGAATGTCGTCACCGCCCGCCGCCGGGTCATGGCCGTCGGGTGTTCTCATGGCAACAGAGCCAACCCGAACGCACTGGCTGCTGCCCTTTTGTTCCGGGAACAATTCCGCCCGGACGAGGTCATCCACCTGGGCGATGCCTACGACCTGGCCAGCCTTCGGGCTGGTGCATTGGCCAATCCTGACGACTCGGACCATGCCGACGATTACCTGGACGACATTCGATGCGGGGTTGAGTTCCTGGATGCCCTCCGGCCCACGGTCTTCATCGTTGGGAATCATGACCTGCGGGCTCTCAAATACACCCGGCACCACAACACGGTTGTCCGCGGGTTCGCCGAGGCCGTCTGGCAACAAATGGTCGCACCCATCGAACGCCATGCCCGGGTTTTCATCAAACATCACGACGTCCTGGATCGCTCTTGGTACCGGCTGGGCGGATTCCGATGGGGCCATGGGATTCTCTTCGGCGAGAACTTCCTGCGAGACTCTGCCGAGACCTGGGGCGATTGCGTCGTGGCCCATGCCCACCGCGCTGGAATGGCCACCGGCCGGACCGAAAGCCACCCGGTTTGCCTGTCACCTGGGACGCTGGCCGATGCCGCGGCCATGGACTACGCCCTGCGCAGACGTTCAACGCTCGCCTGGTCGCACGGCATCGTTTTCGGGGAGTTCACCGACGATTCGGCTCAACTCTACGTTCACCAATGGAGCCAAGGCGAAAAACAATGGAATCTTCCGAACTTCTGACCCGCATCCGGGAGGAGATCCAGCAGACCATTCAAACCCCGGCGCCGGAGTGGAAGACTGTCGCGCAATGGGGGGCCGAGTGGGGACTGCAACGCGCCCAGACCAACCGACTGATCACCGAGGCACTCCGGGCCGGTATCATGGAGGGCCGGAAGTTCCGAATCCGAATGCCGTTCCGAACTTCGTATCCTGTCCCGCATTACAGACAAAAGATCGCCCCATGACCTACCGCTCCAAACACAAGCCCACCGTCGTTGTCGAGTTCCTGGCCGAGGCCGAACTCCGCATCGGGGAGATCCGCCGCCAGGCCGTGGTTTACACCCGCAACGGCAGGAACTACGTCCGCCCAAAGGCCGAGTTCCATGACAAGTTTTCGATGGCAGTCTCGACCGAGTCGAAGTAATTGTCAGCAGTCACCGCAAGGTGACACGGGTGTGAGAACCCGATGACAAACATGAAACCAGAACCCCCAATCCAGCCACTGACGGAGGCTTTCAGGCCGCGCAACGCGCCGGGTTTGTGCCAATTCTCACCCGTTGGTGGTTGGATTGGGGCTTCATCCGCTCCATGAAACAACCGCACAACCAACCACGGGGGACGCCATGATCGTCGAGCCCGATTTCCTCGACCACTGGAAGACCCGGCTCCTCGTCCGCCTTCTCGGAACAGAACTTGCCCCGATCTACGTCATCCGATTGTGGGCTCACTGCCAATCCAGAAAAACCGACCGGTTTACCGACTGGAAACCGGCCGTTTTAGCTTCGGTTTGCCGGTGGGAAACCGACCCGCAAACCCTATGGGACGCAATGCTTGAAACGTATCTCGAACGCGACGGAAACATGGTTGTCGTTCGAGGGTGGGCCGAGACAAACGCCGGACTCATATCGGCTTGGACCAACGGAAAACTCGGTGGAAGGCCCAAAAAACAAATCAAACCAACGGATCAAAAACCCAACGGAAACCGACCGGATAACCTGATCGAAACCGTTCGGGTAACCGATAGAGAAGAGAAGAGAAGAGAAGACAGAGAAGAAAAGACAGAAGAGAAGAAAGGTCGATTCGTTCCTCCAACCCGTGAGGAATTGAACCTGGAAGCTGCCAAGATCGGACTGCCTTCCATTGAGGTGGACAAGTTCGTGGCCTATTACGCCTCAAACGGGTGGCGGGTTGGCAAGGTGCCGATGAAATCATGGCCCCATGCATTGGCTGGGTGGGCTGCCCGATGGAGGGAGCGATCCCAAAGCCTTAGCCTTGGGGACAACCGCTACCAAACTGCAACCGCTGACAACGCCGACTTCTGACCATGGAAACAATCGACGAGATAGAGCGAGTGCCTTCGACCTGCCAATCCTGCCTCCAGGACTTTGGAGCGGCCGTGATGCGGTCACCCTTCAACCCGGGCAAGGTGTTATTCCAAGCCAGGTATTGCGACCCATGCATCATCAATCGCCAAGCCATCGAACGTGACAAGGCATGGAAGCATGACCAGACCGAACGCCAAAGGGCTCGACGTGAAGCCTGGGACGCCCTCTGCCCAATGGAGTTCCGCACAACCGATGAAGGTGGCAGAACGGACGTTGGGAGGCTGCTGGGCGAGTTTCCGATCCTTCAGCAGGTCATCCAGCACGACCTGCCAAGCCATGGTCTCATCGTCCGAGGCAAGTCAGGACATGGAAAAACCCGCGCAGTGTGGCGATTGCTGCGTCGATCCTTCGAGGACGGCAAACGCATCCGGGCCATGGCATCCGGTGAGTTCGACCGCGAGGCCCGGGATGCGGGTGGCAAGTTCACCCTGACCGAGTTCGTGGATCGGCTCATTGAGGCTGACGTTCTTTTTATCGACGACCTTGGGAAAGCGCCCTGGACACCAGCTACTGTGGGCATCTGGTTCGACGTTCTGGATGGACGCTACCGGCATGGCCGCCCCATCGTAATCACAACCAATCTAGACGGGGCAGCCCTCGTCAAACAACTCCGCATCGGACCCGATATCGGTGAGCCAATGCTCCGCAGAATGAGAGAAACAACCCGCCAAATCGTAATCAAAACCACATGATCATCGCAAAAATTGACGTCACGAAACTCGACAAGGCCCACTTTTTCAAAGGGCAGAAGGGCATCTACGCAGACCTCGTCCTGATCCCAAACAAGGACGGAACCGACCAGTACGGCAACGACGGGTTCGTGTCCCAGGGCGTGAGCAAGGAAGCCCGGGAGAAGGGAACCAAGGGGTCCATCGTTGGCAACTACCGGAAGATCAACAAGGGCGGCAAAGATCCTGGCGCACCTTCGAAGGCCGAAAAGCCTGAACCTGCATTCGATGCCGAAGACGACGTGCCTTTCTGACGTATGGCATCCAAGCACTATTTGACCCGCAAGGTCCAACCGGGTGAGATCCAGCCCCAGGCCGATCCGATCCTGGCAGCCCGAGCCCTGGCCGAAGCAGACAGCCTCGTTGCCTACGGCATCCGTCGTGGCCTCCTGTCCTACCCGGCCGGCACAAAGTTCGACGATGATGGGCGACCCATCCCGAAGCTATTCATGCCCGAGCGCACCTACACGAAGCCCGTGGAGGATTACCCGTGCCTTCGAGCCTACCTCCTGGCCGACAATGGGATGCCCCACGTCCAGGTCGCTAAGGCGATCAAAGCATCCTCCGCTAAGGTGGGGGCAATAATTGCCCACGGCAAAGCCCTCTACCTTGCCCAGAGA